TTGCGCGGGCCGCCCTCGGGCTGCGGCGGCTTCAACCCAGGCTTGCCGGGGTTGGCCTTGTTGTACGAGGCGCGGCCCTTGGCGTTCAAGCCGCCCTCGGGGTTCTTGCCTTCCTTGCGCTGCCAGGCTGGAGTCTTCATGGCTTATGCGGCGGTGGTGACCGCTGTCCAAGTGGTTGAGCCGTTGGTGTTGACGTACATCCGAGTGCTGGTGCTACTGCCGTCCGAGCGCAAGTAGAGCGAGCCCTGAGCAGCAGACACCGTAGGAACACCAGACCCATAGAAGATGCCGAAGTTGGCGGTGCTTGAGAAGTTCAACGCTTGCGACTGTGAGCCGCCAGCAGGAATCGCCGAAAGTGGGTTCACCCTAGCTTTGGCGTAGATGTTGACCACACCATCAGGGTCTATCGTCATCCGAGTGGATGCGCTAGTAGAGCCTGCGTTTGTTGTGCTAAACCCGATTAGCGTTGGCAGGCTTGTCGATGAGGTGGCACCCCAATCGGCAGATGGGCCAATCTTGCCGTACACCAGAGCAGTGCCGATAGCGGTGGTTCCGTTGGACCCGTAGAACAACACTTGCCCAAGCGTGTCATCATTTGCTACCAAGTCAAAAGAAGTTGCAGTGGTGCCGCGAGTTTTGACCAACAGAAGATTGGCGCCAGTAGAGTCGTTGGAATAGCCCCGCTGCACGATGTTCTGTGCGCCGGTGGATGCCGACCCATACACCTGTAGCCCTTGAACCCCCGCGCTGCTTGTAACGCCCACCAGAATTTTGCTGCTTGCTGTTACCTGGGTAAACGATCCGGCAGCGGCTGTGGTAGCACCGACCGTCCCGTTAATGTTGAACGCAGTCGCCGTGCCGGTAATGTTCGTGCCGACAAGAGTCGTTGGCGTCCCTAGGTCAGGCGTCACCAGCGCGGGGCTAGTGAATAGCTGCGTGACGGTCGCCTTGTTCGTGACCCCACTCTGGACAATAGGCAGCAGGTTCGCGCCAGCTACTGCTGATGCAACGGGGAGGTCAGAGATTTTCGTGCCCATGATGAGGCTCCTTATTGTAAAACGCCAGAGGCTTTGAGGTCGTTGATCAAAGTGCCAAGTACAGTGGCAACGGCGCCCACTGCATCGGCGGTGTTCAGTGCTCGGTCAGGTATCCCAGCGCCCGTCACCGTGTAGGCGTTGGTTGTCTGCATCCCGCCGAACGGATACCAAGTGCCTGGCGTCCCGCTTGATACGCAAGTCCAGCCCATCGGAGCGCCAGCAGCGGGGTATTCGACCCAGAGCTTGTCGCCTTGAATCCAAGTGCCGGTCACTGGGGCGGCAGAACCAAAGAAGTCACGCTGCGAGGAGCCTCGGCCTGGGATGGCTGTAGGCATTCCCGCATAACTGTTTGCGCCCCCAACAGAAGCACTGCTATCGTTGTTGAGCAGAGACCGCAGCGCATAGCTGTTTGGCGTGTCGTTCCAGAGCGCAATGCCTGCGCTTGATGCCCGCAAAATGATGTTGCGGTCCATCACAAACTGGCGCTTGTCACCCGAGGCCAACTGGATGCCGTACAGCATCTTGGTTGATGTGGCCTCGCCGATAACGGTGTTGTACGAGCAGTCAATGCCGCCGTTGCTGTCGAGCAAGATGCCCGAGTTGCCGCCACTGGTTGGTACGCCTGCCAGCCCTGGGCTGGTCAGCGTGTTGTTCCTGACCCGGCAAGACTTCAGCGGCGCAAACACCGCAACGCCGTTGTACTGGACGTTGGAGACGTTGTTGTTCAGGAAATCTACGTTGGCAACGTACAACCCGTACAGGCCGTTGCGTCCGCAGGTGTCGATCACGTTGTCCGCGACCACCACATTCTTGACGTACCGCAGGCTGATGCCGTCTTGGTCAATGTTGCGGATGGAGTTGCCGGTGATGGTGACGTTATTGCCGTACATCGCCTTAGTAATTGAGCCGCCGCTGGCGTAAGGAGTCCAAGTCGAGGTGTTGAGTTGAACGTCTTGGTAGGTGGTGACCGTGAAGGTTGTTACGAGCGGCGTGGTGGCGACAACGAACGTGTCGTTGACCGTGTTGGCAACTGCGTAGTTGACCACCGCCGTGCCGCCGCTGACCCATGCGCCCGACGCTGTGGTGTTTACTGGGACGCCGGCCAACGAGATCGAGAAGGTGTTTAGCGCCGGCGTCGTGTTGATGAGGAAGGTGCCGTTGACGCCCGTTGTCCCGACAACGCCGGAGATTACAACCGTGTTGCCGACCTGGAAGCCATGCGATGCGGTGGTGGTGAAGACGCCAGGGTTGGCGTTCGTGATGCCTGAGATGGTCTGCGTATCGACCGAGATCATGCCCGACACACCGCTGATGCTGATGACATCGCCGGAGCTAAGGCCGTGCGCCGCTACGGTGGTGAACACCGCAATGGCTGCATTGGTGACGCCAGAAAGCGTCCCTACGTCCGCCGGTGCCGAGTTGTACACCAAGATGCCATCGCCGCTGATGAAGGGTGCTGCCGTGCCGGTGTTCTCAATGACGTTGCCAATGATTGTCATGTCGGTGGGCAACTGCGTCAGCACGGGGTCGTTGTACCACTGAACCTTCATGCCGATGCCACAGGTGTCGTGGATGACGTTGTTGCTGATGGTCAGGCGCTGGATGCTGGTGTCGCAGTAGATGCCGTGCTCGACCAACGTGTTCTTGATGATGTTGCCATCGATCACAACGTCCGTTGACTCTTGGCCAACAATGATCCCTTCGCTGGTGTCTTGGATCGTGTTGCCACGGATGGTGACGCCATTGCCAAGGATCGTGACGCCAGTGCAGTTGCGGTTGCCAGCGGTAGGCGCGCCCAGCACCGCAACGCCAGGCCCGGTGATGAAGTTGTCAATGAACTCAATGTTCGTGCCCGCAAGCGCCACCATCAACGGCGAGTAGCAGAACCCGGTGAACGTGTTGTTGCGGACGGATAGGTTGATGGCTGACGCGCCGCGCACGCAGATGGCAAGCGAGGACGCTGTGTTGGTGAACGGCGACTCGGCCTTGCCAACGAAGTTGCCGCCTGAGATCGTCACGCCGGTGGTGCTGCGCACATCGAACATCGGCGTCTGGTTGACGGTCTGCGTGACCGTGGCGCCGTTGAAGATCAGCGTGCTGCCGGTCTGGACGGTCAGCGCCCCGCTAATGGTGTAGGTGTCACCAGCATCGCCGAAGCTGACGCACTTGGACGCAGCAAGCGCCGCATTGATGGCGGTGGTGGCATCCATTGCACCAGTCGGGTCAGCCCCAAAGTCCTGCACGCTCACACTCTCGCGCAGTTTGGCTTGGACGGTAGTTGCTACTGCGCCGTTGCCGGCGGCTATGTAGCCGACCAACGATGAGCCGGTGCTGGCGGCAAGATCGGCGCCGCCGACCAAACCCTCGATGCTATCGGCGGTCCAAATCTCTACGTCGGTAGAGTCGGTTAGCTTGAACTTGTACGCATCTGCGCCCAGCCACACTGCCGCTTCACCCCGGCTATCAAGGATGACCGGGTTAGAGTTGAACTGGGTGCCTGTCGCATCGGTATAGGTTGCCAGCAGCGTAGCGGTGCCCGCCGCGTAGGTGTAGAGCTTCCCACCAACCAACGGAACGCCGCCAGCGGTGAAGAACTGCATGATCGGGCTGGGCGTGAGGGTTGCGCTCATGTTATACCTGTTGTACGGTCAGAATCATCGACGGGGCTTGCGGATGTATTGGGGGTGTTGCGGATGCCGGATAAGTCAAAATCTGAGTTGTACCGTTGTCGGTAATCCAATACAACTCAAAATAATCGTTGGCGGCGGCTTGCAGAATGTAGTTCCACCCAATGATGGTATGCCCATTGATCGCGCCGTGCTTTGGTGGTGATCCAACAATACCAGCAGAATTTGGTATATTGACCCCATTCTGCCGAATCCAAATAGTTACATCGTCAATTGCAGCAGAAGGGTTTGATATTTCTGCGCTAAATTGGATGTTGTAGATGCCTGCACGGGTTACAACAATTCTGGATGTTGGCGTCCCAATAGATACGTCATAAGATAAATCCGTTGAGTTAAACGTGATTGCTTTAATCGTAAGGGCGGCGGCAGATTGGGTCGTGGTGTCGTAAAACGAACCGTAGGCTTTGTCTGATGCGATGGTAACCGAAGCAGCGCCGTTGGTGATTGCAATCCCGCTGCCCGCTGTCAGCGTTGCCTTGCCAAGCGTGTTGCCGGTGGTGTTGCCGATCAGTAGTTGACCGTTGGTGTAGGTGCTCTGTCCTGTGCCGCCGCTTGCGACGTTGAGCAGACCAGAGAGCGTGACGTTGCCGGTGGTTGGCGTGGCCGGCGTCAAGCCGGTGATGCCGCCAGACCAAGACAAGACGCCGGTGTTGGCAAGGGTGATGCTGCCAGCGGCATTGGTCACCCCGATGCCAGCGCCTGGCGTCAGCGTGTTGAGCGTGTACCCGACAGCGTTGCCAATGAGCAGTTGACCATTAGTTGGTATGGCCGACACGCCCGTGCCGCCATTGGCCGGCTGAATGGTGTTCTGGTTTTCCCCGACAATCGAGTACAGCCCATTGAAGAACCGAAACCACTCCGTCGACACTAGGCCCGTTCTGCCGTCAACGAGAGGCACACGCGGCGCAGGGACTTGGGTAAGATTAAGCATTGGTCGGGGTGATGAACAGTTCAGCGCCCATGATGGCGATCTTCACCGGGTCAGTGCCCGACACCTCGTAGACCCGGTCGCGGAGCTTCTCGGTCATGCCGAGGCGGCGCCAGATGGTGCGGTAACCGTACTGGCCAATGGCGCCCATTGAGCGCCAGTGCTCGTTCGACCAGGTGTGCCCGCCATCGTCCGACCAGCGCAGCATAGCTTGGGGATTGGCGCCTTGGGTAGTTGCTACCGATACCAAGATGTCCTCGCCCGACTCGGTCAACAAGTCGTCTGTTGCACCAAGCAGCGTGGCAAGAATATCCTCACTAGACTCGGTCAGCATATCGTCCGTCGCGCCAAGCAGCGTGGCAAGCAACTCAACGCTAGACTCAGTGTCTATGGCATCGCCTGTTTCCGTTACCAAAATTGGCGTATCGTAACTTTCAACCAACAAAAGCGGCGTGAAGTAGCTCTCAGCCAGCAAGTTTGTCAACGGTGCTGATGGGTCAACACCGTTCAGCCCCACGCCAGTCTCGGCGTCGAGTTGCAGCGAGTGGTGGGCCGTGCGCTTCAGGTTGT